CGCACCAGAATTTTTCTTAATATCTAATAAATCAAAAATATCTTTATGCCAAGGTTCAATATAGATCGCCGCACTACCTGGTCTTCTACCTTGTTGATTAAAAAATCTTAATGACTCATTAACAATTTTAAGGTATTTTAATAACCCACCAGCATACCCACCAGATGAAGATAATTTACTTTCTTTACTACGAATATTTGACATAGATAAACCAATACCGGCAGCATCAGAAGAATAAATTGAAATATCTTTCAATGTATCTAATAAACCTTCTCTTGAATCACCACTATTAAAAGCTAATACACAAGATGCTAATTGAGGTTTTTTAGTACCAGAATTAATTAAAATTGGTGTAGCCGGTGAAATCAATTGATTTGATAATGAATTATAATATTCAACTGCATCTTCAAAAGTTTTAGTAACCCATAAAGCAACTCTCATATACATATGTTGAGGTCTTTCTATAGTTACACCTTCACTAGTTTTTAGTAAATACATATCTTTTAACGATTTCCACCCAAAATAATCAAAATTATTATCTCTATCGTGTTTAATAACTTCGTCAATTTTTGATGGTCCGTATTTCTCAACAATTGACATAAATTCATTATTTAAAATACCATCAACATGTAGTGTATGCATTGTTTCACTAAAACTTTCAGTAGTTTCTTTATGGTATGAAGATATAGCAATAGAAGATGCTAATTTAGAATAATCATAATGACTACCAGTATATGACGCTGAAATTTCATATATAATTTTATCTAATTCTTTAGTAGTAATACTACCTTCAGTAGGTACTGAAGTTATTACTTTAATAAAGATTTCATCTGGATTAACATCTAAACCTTTAGACGCTTTTTTAATCCTATTGTAAATTTTTGTAGGGTTAAAACTTTGTTTCTCACCTGTTCTTTTTATTATACTTAACATATTAAAAATCTTCTGTAAATGTTATTGTTTCGTTTAATTTAGCTTTTTGGTATTCCATAGTTCTTGATTCGAAAAAATTACCTTTAGTTTCAATAGCAATTTGTTCCATAAATTTAAATGGTTGTTCTACATTAAATTCTTTACTACAACCCATTTTAACTAATAACTGATCTGTTACGAATTCAAGATATTGTTTCATCAAATTACTATTCATTCCGATTAATGATACCGGTAAAGATTCTGTTATAAATTCTTTTTCAATATCTAATGCTGATAATATAATTTCTTTTATTCTTTTTTCTGATGGTTTAGTACTAAGATGATTATTCAATAAATGTATTGCAAAATCACAATGTAAATTCTCATCTTTAAAAATCAAACTATTAGCATTACATAACCCTTGTAATATACCTCTAGATTTTAACCAAAATATTGAACAGAAAGATCCTGAAAAGAATATACCTTCAACCGCAGCAAATGCTACTAATCTTTCTTGGAAAGATGCGTTATTTATCCAATTTAAAGCCCACCCAGCTTTTTTCTTTACAGCCGGTAATCTATCTATTGCATGGAAACATTCATCTTTTTCTTTAGGGTTAGAAATATATGTATCAATCAATAATGAATACATTAATGAATGTATATTTTCCATCGCTAATTGGAAACCATAAAAGAATTTAGCTTCAGGATATTGAACTTCTCTATAAAAATTTTCAGCTAGATTCTCATTAACAATCCCATCTGATGCAGCAAAAAACGATAATATATTCTTAACGAAATACTTTTCATTATCACTTAAATTTTCCCAGTCCCTAATATCATTAGTTAAATCAACTTCTTCAGCCGTCCAAAATGCTGCTTGATGCATTTTATAATATTCCCAAATATCATTATGTTGTATAGGGAAAATTACAAATCTATCTTTGTTTTCTGTTAAAATTTTTTCCATAGTATTAAATTTTTTGATTATTGTTTATAAATTCTTGTCTTAATTTTAATGCATCTTGAATCCTATTCGATTTCTTTTTATCTTGATTTTTACCAAAATCTAAAAATGATACGTCATTAGAAGAATTTGTATCAATAGTTAAAGTACCATTATCAAAAACGATATCTTCAAAAATAACACCATCTTTACCAAATCTAGATTTAAGGATTGCCATAGTTGCTCTACCTTCTTCTTTTTGATCTAATGTTTTAGCGATTGAAACGATGAAATGTCCTATCTGTCCTTTCTTAATAGAACCCCCAATCATATTGGCTTCAACGACTTGGGCACCAATTGAACCTCTATTACCTTGAATCGCTGTCCATCCGGCAACATTAAGTTCATCGATCATAGATTCAAATTCTCTCATTACATTACCTTCGGCAACATTCGCATCATCAACTCTTTTAGATGGTTGAATACAATCGATGTAATCAACTAATACTAAATCAGGTTTAATACCGTCAGATGTTAATTTTCTCAAATATTGTTTAATGTGAGTAATAGTAGTACCATCACTAGGGAATTTTTTCAATATTAAATTACCTTTAAATTCTTTAACCGCTTCTAGTTCAACTTTAATTCTTTCTTTTTCAGTAGTTAAATCATTTAAATTAATACCAGTCCAACAAGTGATATGTTTTCTTTGGATTACTTTAGGGTTATCTTCAAAAAATATTTGAACTACATTATAACCTAAATTATAACCGGTATTGGCTATTTTAGTAATCATTGTAGATTTACCTACACCAAAGGCCGCTAAGATAACGCCTAATTCACCTTTAGAAAGACCACCATTCATCAGACCATCTAAACCATTGATACCGGTAGGTATTGGGTTTCTAAAGTCATCAGATAATACATCATCAATTGAAGTGAATACATCTATACCGTTATCTTTAACATCACCTATATTTAACGCGACTTTAAGTATTTCTTCACATTCTTGATAACGATCAAAATCACCTAAATCAAGAATTTTCTGTATTTTTTTGGTGGCCTTTTTTAGTTCTTGTTGTTTACAAAACTTTAACGCGGTTTCTTGTACATATAAACAATCTTTCTGAGACGTTTCTTTTATTTCATTTAAAACATCAATCGTATTTTGTTTAGTAATCTCTCTTTTAATATCCGTCATTAGAATTTGTTCTAATGTATTTAATTCCGGTATTGTTTCGTATTTTTCGTGGTAATCTTTTATTTTACTAGATATTAATCTAAGATATTCATTATCAAAATAAGATGGATCCAATGGACCAATAATAGATAGTGAAAATTTATCATCAAATAAAACTTGGTTCAATAATTTTAATTGGAATGTGTGACCTAAATAACCTAAACTATCAGTACTTTTATTTGTCATCTTATTTTATTTTTATTAGTTAATAACTGTTCTTTCAACTTCTGTGTATGTTTTTCGATTCAATCCATCCTGGATATTTGAAATAATAGTTGGGATCAAATCTCTGATATCTACTGAATATCTAACTTTTGGTGGGTATACATTACCACTAAATCTTTCGATCGCGATGGTTTTACGTTCACCATTATCATTATATTTAATTTCTAAATCAAAGAAATCTTCATTTTCGTAAATGTTTCTTTTATCTATTTCTTCTTCTTTTTGTACTGTATAAGGATTAAAGAATTTCCAAAGATATTCTAATGTTTTATTTTTTAAATCTCTTTTAATAAAATCACAAGATTCTTGAATAATTTCTCTCATTTCTAATGAATTGATAGATTTTGGGTTAAATCCTTTAACATTAAAATAACGTTGACAAACAATTTTATTATTAATATATAGGATAAATTCGTAAGGTAATTTTTCGATTTCTTTTTTCATATTAGTTATTTTTAAATAATTCTTTTTCTTTTTTTATTAGTTTTAAAAATGGTCTTAAATATTCTATATAACCATCTTCTTTACCGGGGATTTCGTTAAAAAACTTATCATCAATCATCATTCTGAATAAATTTTTATTATCTCTTCCCTCTGGGTCTATTGGTGAATCGATAAGATTGTTTATTTCATATATTACTTTTTCTGTTAATAAAGGGTTTTTAAGGTTAATAATTTTATCATTAATTTCATATATATTTTCTTTTTGTATACCATCGGTAACGCTATTCAATATATTTTCAATCGCTTTAAGTGGTTTTTTTCTCTTATGTTGTTCTTCTACTAAGATACTAAAAATTTCTTTAATAGTAACCTTTTTTTCAATTATTTTTGGAATTAATTTTAAAAGAGTT